GTCCAACTACGAATACTTCGATCGTAGAAACGATCTAAAGTATACTTTGGAGCTTCTTTAGTTTCTTCAGCTAAGAACTGTTTAAACGTAATCATTATTTTGCCTTGCTATCGACCATTTTAGCAACGTGGTTTCGACCGCCAACCAGCTTTTTAACAATAGCGATCGCCTCCTCGCTAGACGAAGCGTAAATGACTTTTGTCATTGACGACAGCGGGACTTCTTTATTCGCCCCGTGCATATCATAGGTGACTTCCCACTTGCCCTGTGCTCTTGTTGGATCGCTTAATTCAGCGAGAAATTGTTTAAATGATTTCATACTACTACCTTTGATGTCAGTGGCATTGTCTGCGTTCTGTTTAGAATCTCTAATTGCGATGGGCGATGAGCACTTCGTTCTTCGCGGCGGTCGGTCTCTACGTAAATGTACTTGTTCTTGACACTACTAAACTTGTAAAGTCTTGCAGCAATCTTCATCTTTGGATCGTACTCGAGTCTGAAATAAGTTCCATCGACCGCACCAGCAACATCAGGCAACTTGAATCCAGTCTCGTAAGGTTGCCCATCAGGCGGCAGACCGTCCTCAACATAAGCTCCAACACCGTCGTAAGAACCTGGTTGATTGAAGCGATTCGTGCCCGATGCCTGCTCCCGGACGTTCGTACCAGTCTCAGGAACGGCGATAACCGCCGCTGCTTGGTTTGCCTCAGTAGTAGTCAACGGCGCAGTCTGGATTTGCTCTACGCCTTCAAAGAAGCGTCCGTCATCGATAATGTATTTCTGCGTGTCGCCAGTTCCGAGAATGTCTCGGTGTTCTTGTGATGGAACTAGCTGCTGCGCCTGGAAGCGATACAACACAGGTTTCCACGCTGTGGTAAATCCTTCAGCGCTCCAGCTAACGTCATTCACTTCCAAGAACTTACGAACTGGGCGAAGATTGTGGTCGTACTGAAGTTCACTTGGAATTTCTAACACGTCACCGACAACGATTGGACGTCCAAGCGCGCTGACCATTGTCGCATAGCTTGTCGTGAATGTGTAGATGTCGGCAATCTGAAAACCAAACTTTGAGAGATCGCTAACAGCATCGAACGGCGTGTACGCTGCCTTAATATGAACAGACGCCTTTGCGTAGTCACGATCTCGATTCTCCATGTACAGAGTGTCTTGAATATCATCAAGGCGAGTCTGCTGGAAATCAAACAACTCTAACTTGTCAACAACCCAAGAGTCTCCTGACATAGTCCCAGCAAAGCTAGTTGGGACTAGGCGCCAATAGCGTGAAGCAGCAGATTGCTTAATTCGAATCAGCGCTGCTGTTGGAACATTAGGAAGATTCACTACATCCACACGCTGCCATTCAAGTTCTACAGGGGCAGAGAACGCGTCATTGATCGCAAACGGGATTGTACCAGCAGTGATAGTGAATGATCCAATTAGCGAATTGAAACGAACGCCAACTGTGGCAACGCCAAGAACAGATGTTCCACCAGCGCCGGTAAACATTACGGAGAATGTAGTCGGTGTCAATGCCACTGCCATGAACATGCCTGGTTTTGGAGAGGCGCCGGATGTAAATGATCCGAATCCACCGTTGCCAACACCACTAAAAATCACCTTGAGCGGATCAACTTTGTATCCGCCATTGCTGCGATCAACACGAACTTGAAGTGCTCGAGTTGTCGCAACAGTACCTTGTTGAATCCGAAGACTAGTGATGTGAAGAGTATTGTTCACATCAGGCGCATTTTCCGGTTGACCATAACTAGTAAGGCGGATGCCAAAATCGTAGCCGATATATGCCGGAGCTTGCGTCACGGACAAGCCTGTTTCGGATGAGGTCCACGCTCCAGCAAGTGAATCAAATGCCAGCGCTGGTGTTCCAGAACCAAGCGCTTGACCAGCGCCAGTAAGATCGACAAGACGACCCTGCTCGTGTACGCCAAGAAGTTTGAAGACATTTACTTCAGCGCCAGAGATATTCAAATTTTCTGCGGCAAGACTTTCTTGGTATGAATTTTCGCTGCTGGTATTGAGGTCGTTTGAGAGCGACCAATCGCCAATACACAACTCTGGCGCAACATAAGGATTCGACGGCGCAGCAGGCGGCGGTGTAATACCTCCGTCTGGCGTTGTCGGATTATTAAAACTGCCTGCTGCGTCAGGACATTCGTTGAGTGTTGTTGGCATTATGCTCGACCTATAATACGGAAACCATTAGCAAAATTCTTTCTTAATTCCGTCTTATACAAGGCAGTTCCTTTGATATTGTGTTTTGCCGAAAACTCTTGTAAGTTGCTAATCAACTGGACATTCCCTTCAGCGTCTTCAATTTTGTATGTCTTCACTCGACCCCACGTGCCTTTGCGCTGTCGCTCAAGCTTTTGTTCAGGTGTTTGCTCAGAATAGTATTTACTCTGCCCGGTCTTCATACGGTCAAGTTGTTCAGCAGTTCGCTTATGCCCTTTTGCTTTGATTGCTTCAGCTCTCTTGGCGATGTGTTCTGGCTTGTTGAGCTTAGCTATGTGGTTAGCTAAAACATCTGGATCAGCTTTTCGGCGAGCCCACATATCTTTAGCGACTGCCGAGATCTTAGCACGTGCCTGTTCTTTGAGAACTTCTTTCTCATATAGGGGTGCTGAGCCCCCAAGCATCAAGTTCATGCAACGCGCATCCTTTAGCCGATCTTCATTTACCAGTTCGGCTTCTCTTTTGATCAACGACGCCCGATCGTCAAGATGTTCTAGGACTTCAGTGATATGGTTCTCTTTACCATATCTTTTGAGCGATCGCTGAAGATGAACACCAGAACCCTGATAGCCGTCGTTGAGATCATCTGTCGAATGAATACCGATATAGTAGTTCCCAGATGTGATGCAAGTTGTCTTGTAGATGATGTGGTGCTTTCGATCTACAATCTTATAGGCCCTTTTCTTCTTTTCAACCTTCTCGACTAGAGGATCAGCTTGAACATCAGATGATGCAAGTTCTTTTTTCCTAGCGATCAGATCTTTGCGACAGCCGAAGTGTTCAACAACCTTTGGAGAGTGGTGATCTCTCCCGTGTCGTTCTATCGACCACCAGAGCTTTGACCCAGTGCCGAGATGTCCATCGGCAAAATCATCGGTACTGTGAATGCTGACGAACTCACGACCCGTTACAGTGCAGGTCGTCTTGATAAGAACATGGTATTTGCGGCGATCGGCACGTGTCATATTTGTCTCCGGTAGTTCTTCTATTTATGACACTTTCATTACGCATCAAACATTTATTTCTAGGTTAGCTACCCAATGAGAAAAGAAACATTACCTTGTCCAACATGACCACCCCACTCGAAGTCAAGAGCCGATTGCTTTAACTCGGTCATATCTTGACGTGCTTCAGAGATAAGCATTTCACCGTTCAGCGTGATAGTGCCAGCCGCGCCAGGAGTTCCAGAGCTGTATTTGCTTCGGATCATTCCGAGCTGCATCTTACATTCAGCAAGTGCCCAGTTCTGAATAAACTGTTTCGACCAACGATCAAGAAGAAGTTCTTGCTCTGGGCGTTCCATCAAGCACTCGAGAATAACTTTCTCGTTGCGATCGATTTTGCGAGTGATGAACAGTTCGCGACTTGGTTCATCCCACAAGAATGTAAGATCGCCGGCAAAGAGACGCTGGAATTCTTCAGACAACGAACTCAACATATGCATAGACAGAATGTCAACTGAAACTGCTGAGTAGTACGATGTGAGAATACCAGATGACCAGATAGCATCACTACCGCCAATTGGCTGAATACCGAGAACGTTCAGACGGTGAACTTTTGAAACACCAACGATGTGATCTGTGCGGTCAGTTGCGCTGTTCAAATAGTAAGTTTGCTGTCCAGCGAGAAGCGGATACATTACGTACTGAAGACGGTATGCTCCGTCGACCCACATACGATAGTTGTCAAGTGCGTTGTCGATAGCGATATTGAATTGCTCTTCTTTCAACTCAACGCAAGTTTGCGGCCATCCAAGTTGTCCTTGAAGAACTTTGATCAGACGAATACGCTCATCGTAAGAACCATCAGTGCCGATTGAAACTTTGTCAGAGACAGGAGTTCCAGGTTGGTCGGTGTTTACTTGCTTCCAAGTAGTGCCATTCCAAGCATCAAGCGATTTTGTGGAAGTGTTGTAGAACAACTGTCCAAGACTTGGTGTCGGAAGATCAACTGGTTCGAGTGTCAGCGGCGTGATGACCGCTGGAATAATTCCAGAACCAGTATTAAACAGAGTTGTTGTAGAGCTTGGATATGCCCAAGCAAAACCATCCCAATATTGAGCACGTTGATTTGTGTAGTCCCAAACCAGATCGCCAAGTGTCGGTGTAGCTGGCAAGTCCACAAGAGCAGAAATAGACCCAAGTGGTACAAAACCAGGTGCTGGGAGCGAAACTCGAACTTGGAAGTTTGCTGCGGTCGCTTGTACCCATTTGACACCGTCAAACACCTTGAGAACGCTTGAACCAAATAGGTACGCTTGTCCAGCGACGCCTGGATTTGTTGGACCGGTTCTGATGGCATCAGCTCTCGTCGGAATCCAAGATGTGCCGGTCCAGTATTGAACAATGTTCAGCTGCTGATCGTGGTACACCATTCCGAGTGTTGGTGACACTGGCGCTTCTGGCAACGACGGAATATTTCCAGTGTAGCTTGAAGAATCTTTTTCAATTCGCGACGCTTCCAAAGGATACGACGCAACACCCATCGGGTAGTATTGAAGGATGTTCGTGAGCGGGTGAATTGTAGCGTAGTAAAGAGTACTTGCTACGGTGTTCGTGATTGTGACCGTGAACGAAATGGTATTCGTCGCAGCGTCAACAACACCTGCTGGAAATGGTTGTCCAAGAATGTCAGAATAGAAGGCAATGGCGTGAGCGCCAGTCGGTCCGTACAGCGTATCTCCGGGAACGGCAAGATCCGTAGATCCGGCATACGACGTACCATCTACTGGATAGTTATTCCCGGTAATTGGTTTCTCGTTGAGAAGAATCAGTGCGCCATCAACGACCGAAAGGTCATTCGGTCGAGTCACCTTTAACTCAATGGTCGTTGGCGTTGGGCGAGAGATGTCAAGTGTGAACTGACGTGCTTCCACCCATAAATCG